TACCCTGTGTAAGTTAGACAAAGTATTTATCTGATCAAGAGAAAGGGCTCCGAAGAGCCCTTGCATGTTTACAACAAGTAATTGGATTACTTGAAAGAAACGTTTGAAATGCTAACTTTACCTAAGTAGTCAGCCGCGTTACCTAAAGATGACGCTGTGTTTGTCAACTCAACATAGCCATAACGTGTCATGAATGATACGACTGGTTCGAATGTTGATGGATCTAAAACAACACCACTGCTCATCAATGGAATGTATGGGCAATAGAATGCAGCCGCATCAGACTCTGATGAACCTTTGTAACCGATTAGAACGTCAGTCGCGTCAGTAGCGTATGTGTTAACATAAACTTTCATTGCTGAGTTCAATGTACCAACAAACTTAGTGTTTGTAGGTGCTTCAAATGTACCTTCTGTTGTACGAGCAAATGCGCTAGTAGTAGCAGACTGTAGAATTGTTAAAGCAAATGGACTTACAACTGCCCAGTTACCTGCACCACGACGGGTACGTTGAGCGATCAAGTTAGATACACGATTGATCTGAACTGCCAATGCGGCATGCTCGTCACCAACGAATGTAGCTGTACCTGACACAGCGGACTGGTCATAAGACTCGATTGCTGAACCAGCCAATGAACCTAAACTTGCTAGGATTTCTTGGTCAATTTCAGCTGTAATTTCTTGTGCCAAAGCAGCCATAACTTCTGCTTCGATGTCAATACCTTGTTGGGCTTGTGCATCTTGAGCAGCCTCGAATGTCCAACGTGCAGACAACTTACGAGTTTTAGCTTCAACTGTTTGTTTCAAGATTTGAATGCTCATACGCTTTCCAGCGGCACCTTCAAGAGTTGCTGTTGAAGCGCCTCTGGCTGGTGAACCGTCATTGCCTGAGTATGCTTCAGCAATTTTGAATGGGCTTAGTGCTTCTTCACCAGCTACTACGCCAGTTGCGCTATCAGCGTAACGAACACGTAGAGTATGGATTTGACCCACTGGACCAGTCATTGGTTGTACACCTACCAACTCGTTAGCGATAACAGTTGGCATTACGCGACGAATCACTGGTAGAATCACGCGGTTTAATGTTGCGACGTTGCCGGCAGAAGTGGCACCAGCTGTTGGGCTTTCCATCAAATACTTGCGAGTATTCTCTAGGGTTACACCCATTACTGATTTTTTAGTGCCTTGAAGGCCTTCTAAAAGAGCTTCCTTAGTTTCTGCCCAACGGCCATTTAGTAGTTCTGACATGTAAATTTCTCCTTAAATTTTTAGTCCAGCAAGGCGACGGATATCAACGATGTTGTTATCGCTCTCGCTGCTACGATTGCTGTTGGAAACTTTGTTTCCTGTAATTTCTTTAGCCTCTACAAGTGCCTGTTTCTTCTGCGGAGCTTTACCATTCAATACTGACGGTAGATACTTGTCAAAACTTTCTACAAGTCTTGATGTTTTCACACTCTCCATTAACTCACCCATGATTTCTTTTTGCTCTGTGTTTAACGGAGCAAGTAATTCTGTCATGATTGCTTTTCTTTCTTGTGACTCTTTTAAAGTCGCAATTTCTGCTTGTTTACTTTCTAATAAAGTTGTTGCTCTTGTGGATGCTTGTTGAGCTTCCAAAATTGCTAACTCTTTCATGTCTATGACCTTGAGTAATTTTGCAGTTTCTGATTTCTCAGAAAGATAGCTAGTCTGATATTCCGAAGCAAACGCTTCAAATAACTTACGACCAAAATCGTTGCGACGAGCCGCGTCAATGTCTTCTTTCAAACTTGTTAACTCTGAGCGTAGGCTCTCATTAACAACTTTATCAACCATTGATGCCGCACGTTGTACGAAATCTTGCTTAACTTTCTTAAGTTGTTCTTTTCCTTCACGAACTAGACGAACTTTAGTTTCTGCTAAGTCCTGCTTGTCCTTGTAAAACTCTGTAATTTCTTGAGCTAGAGCTTCTACTACGAATTGTTCTAACTTGCCAAACTTGCTAGCCATAACCATTTGATCTTCATGTAACTCAGAAACTTCAGAAACTAACTGACGTGTAACAAATTCCTTCATTACTTCAGCATCTTTCTTCATCTTCTTAGCATACTTGACTTTCATTTCAGCTAATTGCTTGCGATCGTCGGCAAATTCAACAAGCTCGCCTGCTAATTGATCAGTGATCATACGATCAACTGCTTCAATCATAGTTTGCTTGTCGTGCTCATATTTCTGAGCAAACTCTTCGCGTAATTGAGTAGCCACTTGTTCACGATTCTCTACGATTCGTGCTTCCCATGCTTGCTCGATTGACTCTTGGATCTCTTCAGAAATCACGTTGTTCTCGAATAATTGTTTTAGTGCATCCAACATGTGATTCTCCTTATTATTGGAGTTTGCCAATTATTGCTAATAGGCTCTCTTTGAGATATTTCTGTGCCTTCGGGTCACCTTTTACCTCTTGCGCTATGCGTAAGGCACTTAATCCACCTCGACTATTCATCAAGTGTTCATAAATTGGTGTAGGATATGCTCCCGGAGCACTAGGTTGAGCTACCATATCTACTGTGATAATCTCAAAATCTGATACTTCACCGGAACCGTCTTCTTTGACGTTGCCGGATCCGCGACTACTAACGCCTAATTTCACTCCGCTTTCCAGCATTGTACGAATTAGTTGTCCCATAGGTGTAGGTAAAATTTTCAATTTACCATAACCGTTTGGACCGTCCATCCACATATTTGTTATCATGTGGCTTACACGATCCAAGTTAATTTTTAAGTCATCTGGATGATCTACTTCTCCGAGAACACTATAACCGTTTTGAATCTGATCGTTAAGGGTTTTGACAGCCTTGCCAATCTCATTCACAGGATAGACACGTTGATTAGCATTACGGATACCGCCTTGAATGCAGATACCCGACATGTGCAACGATTTCCCGTCTTTGTCATCAGATTCAACGATCATTTTTGCTTCGTTGAAGCTTAGATTTTCTCGGAGATATAACATAAATTACTTACGTGATCCAATCAAACTTTTCTTATCTGGAGCTGTGTCGGCTGAACCTTTACGTTCTGCACCGTGACCTGGCTCTTTCTTCTTAAATGCTGTCTTACCAACATTTGCACCTGGCTTATTAATGTTACCACCATCATGGATAGATGTTGTTGGCTTTAATAAACCGCCTTGTGTACCACCGCTTGTTGTGCTAAATGACTTAGCAATGTTAGCAGTTGTGCCGCCCATGTCGTTCTTTCCGGCAACGATTGACTTGGTGTTAGTACCGTTGTCGCCGTGCTTTGGAGGACTTACTTTGTTAACATATTCCATCATGGCTGCTAGTTCGTCTGGCTCTTCTTCACCGCCCATGGCATCCATACCGCCCATGTCGTCATCGCCCATTTCTGGTTCCATGCCCATGTCGTCACCGCCCATATCTTCTTCACCAGCCATTAGCTGTTCAAATTCTGCTTTTAATTCTTCTAGTGCGTCTTCTAGGTCCATAACTCGATCTTCAACGTCACCACCATCGCTTTCTGCGTCACCTTCTTCACCGTCAACGTCGCTCATGAAGTCATCAGTAGCGTCACCGCCTACATCATCATCTTCACCTTCTGCGTCGTCTTCTGCATCATCTGCTGGTTCTTCTTCTTCACTGTCGTCATCTTTTGCAAATGGGTTTTCACCTTCTTCTACTTTAAAGTCTGATTCTAGTAGTTCTTCGTAGATTTCGCGTGATTTCGCTACTACGATGTTGTGGAAAATTTCTTGTGCTGTTTCTTGATCTTCGTTGATCAATGCCTCAAGCATGGCTTCAAATTGCGTACGATCAGTCATTATTAATCTCCTGTGATATGATGACAAGGCTGTATAATATTTACATATTATTTTTAAAACGGGGGTGAAATAGCCTAAAAACGGCGTATTTTAACAAAATCAAGATATTTATACAGCCGGTGCTGGCATTTTGTACATTGCGTGTATAAATTCTAATTCTTGCTCTTGTTCTAAAATGTGTGACTCGCTGGCTTTGCGAAGTTCGTTAATTTGGCGTAAGGACAATCGTGTCTTACGTGTGTCATCTCTATGCATGGTCGTTAGATCACGATCTGCATCATATCTCAGATCATTACTAGTGCGCCTAGTATCGGGATCAATATAAAACAATTCTCTAAGGATCATGATATATTTATATGATTGGAGCAGTTGCTGGAGCCGCACCACCGACACCTGGAGTAGTTTGTGCTTCCATACCTGGCTCTAGATCGCCTTCCATGTCTTCTGGGGCTGATAAATCTCCTGCGGCTCCCAAGTCGCCTTCAATACCTGCGGCACTTAGTCCTGCACTACGCATTTCTCCAGCGGCATCAGTATTAATTGGATTGCCCTTGCCGTTCTCTTCGCCCCACATGCGTTCGTTTTCTGCTACTTCTTCGTCTGTTAAGCCTAAGAAACGTTTAAGAGCAAATCGTTTTGACATGAATGGCACTGCTTGAATAGTATTAAATGTGTTAATACGTTCTGAATCCAATGCACTTTGGCGTGTACTTGCAAAGTTTAGAGGAGGATTAAACTTTAATTCAAACAAGTTTGCATCAATGTTCATACCTCTATGGTACATGTACATCTTAAATTCTTCATCAAACACATGTGATACTAGTGCTTGCAATCGTTCACAATACTTGTTAAAGCGTAGCTCTTGGATATACGCTGTGCCTACTCGTCCGTCGTTATACGATGCCGCTGAATCATCTGCACCTGTTGGCAAATAGCTTGATGGAATACGTAAACCACGGAACAACTTGTTTGTAAAGTATTTTAAGTCGTCAATCTCACCAAGATTCGTTCCTCCTGGTAAAGTTTCAACTTTACTTCCTCGTCCTTCAGCGGTTTGTGGGAAGAAGTAATCTTCATTAATAGACAATGGGTTATAAGCACTATCAATAACATTCTGTCCACCGCCGGTTTGACTTGGAATCCTTCGTTGATGTATTTCATTTTTAACTCTTTCAACAAACGCCATGGCCATGTGGCTTGGCATGTTACCAACGTCAATGTGGAATACTCGTCTTTCTGGAGCACGTTGTATGCGATAGATAAGAATAGCATCTTCTAATAATTCTTTTTGCTTGTAAACTTTGAAGATGTTCTCTAATAAGCTGTTACCAAATGGGTAATTATTATCTAGACCTTCGCTTAATGACAGATGTATAATGTGTTCTGCGTTAATTGCGTATTCTGTTTCAGTAGTACCAAAACGGTTGCCGCTTGAACTGCTGGGATAGTTACTTGATGAACCTCTACCTGCACCGCTAGGTTGTAAATAACTTGCGCCGCCACCGATACCGCTGGTTGTGTTTCTAGGATTAAGATTAGGAGTGATTTGTGTAGCAACTAGACTTTCAAAGTTAGGTGCTAGATCTTTGATAACATACTGCTCAGGTTTACGACCTTCGCTTTCGTTTACAATAATTTTAACAATCTTGCTAGGATCAACATAAGACCATTTTTGATTTTCTGGATCACGAATAAAAACAGCATCACCGTATTTGAATACATTACGGATAATACGGAATATACGAGTGTCAAACTTTTGTAGTTTGCACCATTGTTGCATATATTCGCCTAGAATCTTAATTTCTGTGTTGGTAGCACGATGTCTCCAACCTACACTAAATGGTGTTTTACCGTCTTTTAATTTTTGTGTACAAAACTCTGCTAAAATATCTAATGCCGCATTAACTTCTGGATCGCTGTCCATTACTTCATATTGCTGATAACGCTCGATACGATTTGGACTACCTGAGTAAACATCAGGCAAATAGCTACTATAGTTTGTTTTAGCAGGCCCTGCCTTGCTAGACGACGAAGATCCCGATATCGGACTAAGTGATGTACCTGTTGGTACTGGTGTAAAGTACTTTTTCCAGCTCATATTTTTAAGATCTCATAGTAACGTTTGGATCAAGACGTTTAGTGGCTCTGACTTGTTTATCTGTAGAGTTAACTAAGTCAGATAAATGTGACACATTAAGTCCCATAGTACTATTTAACTGTTCTAATAAGTCTTTGAGGTCATCTAGAGTAGCTGTGCCAGCTAGTGCAGTTTCGTTTGGACGTTGATTGTTGTTATCTGTTGTTGTGTTTTGCTGTGCGGCTTCACGCTTTCTATTTTCTTCTTGTCTTTGTGTTTCTATTCTAGCTTGACTGATTTCAGCTGGAATAGTTCTTGACATTTCGCTAGTTCTGTTTTGTTGTGCGCTGGGAATAACGCTAGCCAAATTACTAAACGATGTTCTAACAGTTTCGCCAAACTTTGGAATCTCTGTTTGTAGTCCTTTAAACAATCCATCAAACACACTGGCAAAATCTACAGACGGAACTGTATCTTTTGTTGCTGTATCAGCTGTTGAAAACTTTGAAATAGCTTCAGCAATACGAGCATTTTGTTCAATCACTTGATCGCTAAACATAATCGATGACTGATCGGCAGGATTTTTACTTGGAGCATTGGCAGAGCTAATACTAGTTTGTATATTTTTAAACATGTCTGCAAACAAATCAATACCGCTAGATGTGCCTGATGTTCCTTGATTTACCTGCATACTACGTAACACGCTAGTGAACTCCGGAGGCATTTGAGTTTTAGCTGACTCTGCAACGTTTCTTGCAAAATTATCCAACTGTGTAGGAGTAAAAACTGTTTCGCCGGCTTCAACGCTAGCAAAAATATCTGTAGGTTCTCTTAACTGTCCCGTTTTCCCTAGGGTACCTGTATCTCGTTTTACAGCTTCTTTAATATCTTTTAGGTTAGGAAACATTTCTTTTATGTTTTCAAAGAAACTTTTAAATCCTGGCACTACAGAATCAAGTATTCCGCCACCTACAATTTTACCAATATCAAGTGTCGCTTCGGCAGCTTCTTTAAACCCTTGTTTAATTAAGCCAGGTAAGTCGCCACCAGGTGTGTCATTATTAATAGACTTGACTAATTCTTGTAAACTGTTTGCTCCAAATCTATCTACAAAAGACGACTTAACGCCATCCTGCATTTTTACATTTCTAGTTTTTTCAATCAGTGCATCTACTGTTGGACCTCTTCCTAAACTATTGTTAGAAGCTTCAATAATTTGTGCAGATACTACATAGGCATCTTTTAATCTATTCTGTGCTTGTATTGCTAACTCAGTAGTTTTAGCACCTTCAACATCTTTTCCGTCTTTATCTTTCCCGCGCTGGGCGAGATCAACTCGTTTGGCGGCGGCTTCGGCCGCTTCTTGATCTGTTAGTGTTTTGCCGCTGTCTAGTGCTTCTCTACGTACAGCATTTAACGATTCAGCATAATTTTTAGCGGCAATATATTGTTCGCCGGCAGCGTCTGCAACAACGCCCTGTCCTTTTACAACTAGTGCTAGATAACTGTCTTGTTGTATTCTTGTAGCAACGGCGGCTTGAGCATTTTGCATTAACATACCGGCAGCATCACGCTGTTCTTTAGTACGTGCATCGCGTGTAGCATTCATAGCTTCACGTAATTGTGTACCGGCTGGTCCGAGAGCGTTCATTTGAGCAATAGCTTTTTCGCTTAATGCTTGTCCAGTAAATAATTCTTTGCCTAGTTTGTCTAATCCCACACCTTGTAAGTTAGCACTGGCTTTTTTGTAATCATCGGCTACTTGAGTCCCGCCTTTTCTTATTTCAATTTCAAAAGCCGCTTGTAATCGAGCATCTCGTTGCTGGGCTTGTAGTGCTTCCATTTGATCTCGACGACTTACACCTGTTAGCTGGGCAACTTTATCCATTTCAACTGCCAGTTCTTCTGCGGCTTGGCGAGCTTTATAGCTAGATTGTTGATCATTAGCAGTATCAAAGCGTTTACCAGTAACGCTTAATGCTAGTACTTCGTTAAATTCTTTAGTGCTATACCCTAACTTGGTTAATCTATCAGCAGCCTCACTTCTTGAAAAATCGTCGGATAATCTGTTAAAGGCCTTAGCGCCTTCAGTCATTGATCCACCTAGACTAGTAAGTCCTAGTTTAGCACGACCAATAACATCAGTGTATTCATCAGTGCCTAATCGTGTCTTAGCAATACTAGTTCTTAAGCCAACAGAATCATTATTAAAACCAATACCTATATCCGAGCTTGCTCTCCAAACGTCAGCAGTTTCATCGATCAGCTTTCTCATGCTAGAAAGCCCGCCGGTGGCGATAGTTACAGCCTGTTGCATATCAAAACCCCTGGCACTAGCGGGTGGTGTGCGATTCTGATTGTTTTCTTTGAGCAGTTTTTTCAACTGATCTTCGGTCATCGTTACTGTGGGTTTATTTGGATCTGGATCTGCCATTTATTTTTCCAAGAAATATGCGTATATAAATACACTGTATAATATTTATCCGGAGATAAACAATGGCCAATAACCCATTACAACAGTATTTTAGACAACCCAAGGTATTTGTATCATTGCCTAGTCAAGGTGTTTACAACGATCCTACAGCTATTACAGGCGATCTTACTCACATGCCAGTATATGGTATGACTGGCATGGATGAGATCATGTTAAAAACTCCGGATGCTCTGATAACAGGCGAAAGTACTGTGAGAGTAATTGAAAGTTGTTGTCCAAACGTTAAAGATGGATGGGCTGTAAGCAACCTAGACGTAGATGCACTGCTAGTAGGAATTCGTGTTGCTACTTATGGCAATACTATGACTATGGTACATGTGTGTGAGAAATGTGATACTGAAAACAATTACGATCTTGATGTTACTAAATTCCTAGATCATTTTAGTCAATGTCAGTTTGAGTCAAGTGTCACACTTGGTGATCTAACTATTCGGATTCGCCCTCTTGATTACAGACAAGTAACTGATTTTAATCTAGCACAATTTGCGTTGCAAAAACGATTAATACAAGCTAGCGCATTAGAAAACGAAGAAGAAAAAAATAAACTAATTGGTGAGATTTATCGAGATTTAGGACTTCTTCAAAATAAAGTAATCATTGCAGGCATTGAACAAGTAGAATTACCTAGTGGACAAGTAGTTACTGAGTCAGAGTTTATTACCGAGTGGATTGAAAATGCTGATAAAACTGTGTTTGATACTGTCCGTACGCAAGTGACTAAAAACAGCGAAGTGTGGCGCATACCAACTACGCATGTTAAGTGTGATAGTTGCGATGCAGAAAATTCATTTAATGTTGATTTGGATCAAGCAAGTTTTTTCGCCGCCGCCTAACAAGACTTTCTAATCAGCAAATTGAAGACTTGCTTGTTAGGCTTGAAAAAGATGCAATACAATATAAAACAGAGCTGTTTAGAATAAGTTGGTTTATGCGCGGAGGCGTAAATATCAACGATTTACTGCATACTTACTCTGCTGAAGATATAAAAATCATGGGCGATATTATTAAAGAAAATATCGAAACTACCAAAGCATCACAAATGGCTATTATTTAATAGGCCCGCGGTAGTCTTCACCTTGGTCTAGTTTGTCACCAACTTTATGTGCAAATCTATCTCCTACCCCCCAACTCGATCTATTACCATATTGATCGTAAGCCTGAACAGTTCCGCCGCTAAAGTCTTTACTAGTGGAACTTTTTTCAATGTCATCTTTAGCACTAGGTTTGCCGGCAATACCGCCTGCGACCCCATCTTTGCCTTTGATAGTTCCGTCAATCTTAGCCTGCGCTTCTGGACTAACTTCTTTAAGTTTCCAAGCTTCGACAATCCTACCAAAACTTTCATTCCACACCCAAACTACGCTAGGATCGATAATGTAAATCACGAACCATGCCAGTGCTTCTTGACCTTCTTTGGTCGCTAGATATTTTTGTAACCAAATAATACCAACTTCAGTAGCAATGGCAAACATGATAGCTGGACCGCCAAGAGCACCTAAAGTTGCGCCCGAAGCCACTGCGGTACCTGCACGTACAAACCATTTGACAAATGGCAATACCCTTAGTAAGGCCATAAGTTTGACAACGCCGCCTGCGGCCAATATTGATGCAACCATCTTTTCGTACTGTTGGCGAATTGCGGCATCACCGTCTTCAGCACTGATCTGCTTGCTCTTAACTAGACCTTGAATTGCTATTTTTTGCTGCCATAATACCACAGCAATATCATAGTATCCCAGCAATTTAATTACACGAAGGAATGTGCCAGCGCCTTTGGCCAAACGACTAGTCACAACTTCCCCTTGTATGTTGTGGGCTATAATGTATTTGTCAATTAGTTTTGCAGTTTTACCCGCGGCAAAACCTACATTATAAGCGGCGTCTTCAGCGATTACTTCATATATCTTCATTTAGGGAATCCTCTAAGAATATTTATCTACTTTAAAGATGAACTACGTTCATCTGCTCTTCGCTTGCGCTCAAGCATATTCTCTTTTCTTTAATTATCAAGAACTATTAAGTGCGAAGCACTTAGATATTATCTAGATTGTTCAGTCACACTTTGCCCAGGCCGGGCAAAGAATTGACATTATCTGAGTTGCACGTATGTCACTTAGCGTTACAGCATTACAGTGGCGGTTGACCGATACCACGAGCTGAGTCTTTATTCAACGGCGGTTTGTGAGTATACGCTAACATACTGACAAACGTAGGGTTTTTCACCCTTCCTTGTGCCTTTTTAGTTTAAAACAGCAAAACCACGGCAATTCGCGATCATCGTCCTGTTAAGGATAGTTGCTGAGTACTCTGGCGGCTAGAGATTTCCGTCCCTCTTTTTATCGAGTTGTCATGGGCACAAGATATTAGCTAGTGCGAGCTATATTACCGCTAGGAGCCTATGATTTTAATATGTGTGAACCGTGTACACGAACAGCTATGTGTCCGTTGTAATAGTCCGTTGATTCAAGAACTTTGTGGGTGAATTGTTCTCTGGCCTCGATGTAAGAGCATTGCGCCTTGGATGTGCAGTAATATAGGATTTCTCTACTGAAGTTTTCTTTGCCTAGTGTTTCTATGTCTTTTGTCAACGCATCGCTGGAGCCATAATAATCTCTCCAATCGCTGTCGATCTTGCTACGAATTTTCTTCTTTTTCTTAGTTCCGTTCTTGAGCTTAACCACCCGGTAAGATGTTTTAGCGAACTTGGCTAATTTTTTGCCTATATACTTTCTGCCAGAGATGTCATTTGTTATCAAATATACGAAACCAACACATTCTTCGGGAAGTGTTTCAACAATTTCATTTTGATAAGTCCATGACATGCTTTAGTTAGCATTGGATCCCTTGGTAGCCTTGCGTTTTTGATTACGTGCCTTTAATTGTTCTTCTTTTTGGTCAGTCCATTCTCGGACCAATACTCTGCGCCGACTCAGCAATGTTCTAATCTCGCTCATTATCCTGCGCAGTTTTATAGCCGACACCTTCGTGCCTCTTCCTAACCATTCTTGATTAGCTTCAAAATACTCTCTAAACTTCTTTAAGAGTTCGGCATGCAACTCTTCGTCTTGGTGCATTACTCTGTAACCTCTAGATCATTGGCATATGACGTAAAGCCATTTTCTTTAATGACTTTAAGTACATTGTTCACACGACCGATTAGTTCATCTTTGTGCGATATCAAGAACACATTCTTTTTACGTTCACGGGCAATTTTCTTAAGTACAGCCAACGCACCTTCAACACCGGCGGCATCTAGCCCGTTGTCAATAAGCTCGTCAATGAACAGTAAATTAATACCTTGATATAGACTTTCCCACACGTCACGGAACGCCCAGCTCAACGACAAAATCAATCGATTGCGTTCGCCACGGCTCAAGTTATCAAAGTCTAGATCCTGCCCAAGTTGCATGATCTCAACGGTTAAATCGTTGAGGAATGTGACAGTATGCGGTAGTCCCATCTTGTCGAGATAGTAGGTCAATCTGTTATTGAGATAGGCTAAATTCTGATCAATGATCTTTTTCCGAATAAAGCTGTCTTTGCTGGTCAGCAACTTGAGCAGAAACTCTTGATGTTCTTTGAGACTGTTAAGCTCATTAACCTTGTCCCATGTGATTTCTTGTATGGCAGTATCAGTTAACTCATCAACTTGCTCTTGATAAGGATCAGTTTCTCCTGCTTTGATAGTCAACTGTGTTTCAAGAGTTTTTAAATTATTCTGATGTTTAAGTGCGGCTTCTACAGTATCGTAGTAAGTGTTGGGACGTTTTGCAATTTCGCCAATAGCCGTGATCTCTTTCATGATTTTAGCAAGGTCCGCGGCTACCTTGTTATTGTATTTGTTGGCTTCGTCTAAGTGCAGTTGAGCAGTAGTAGACATTTCTTCATGTTTGTGATCATGCAGTTCCTGTTCACAAGCGTGACATTTTTTGTCCTTCAACTTAGCAAGCTCGTCAGCGTATTTTTTTACGCTTCGCTCCGCTTGCGCTGTCGCGCTGTCTAACGTAGCCCGCTCCTTGTTTAGGCTTTTTAGCTTCTGCGAAGCTTCTTCGTAAACTTTGAGCTCGGCATGCTTGGCTAGCTCAGTATCAATATCAACACTTTCAAGTTCAATAATAGCACGACCGATTTTTTCAAGTTCTTGTTCGTGTTGGGTATTCCAAGCAGTTTGTCTAGTTAACAGACTATCAATGCTTATTTGAATTTTTTCGTTAGATTTTTTTGCCGCTTCGATATCAGCACTTTCTTGCATAACGCTATCTTTAGTTTGCCGAATCATTTCTTTTAGCGTTTCTGCCTTTTCTGACAGTAATGTGATACCTAAAAGTTGTTCAATAATTACCCTCTGATCATTTGCCCGCATTGATAAAAACGGTTCAGTATACGTGTTAAGAGCGACAATATGCTTGAACATATCGTGACTCATACCCAGCAAGTCATCTAAGTCTTTCTGGGTTTCACGCATATCGCCTTGTGCATCATCTGTTTCGTCTGTTTCTTGTTCTTGATCGTTTACATAGAACTTTAATATGTTAGGTTTGCGCCCACGCTCGATACGATAGTCAGTGCCATCTTTTTCAAATGCTAGAGTAACTAACATGCCTTTATTGTTAATCTTGTTAATAAGATTATCTTTTTTAATGTTAGTAAGCGCATTACCAAACAGAGAATAACTCAAGGCATTTACGATAGTAGTTTTACCAGTACCATTTCTACTGCCACTATCGTCTCCACCCTGGTCTAAGTTTTCGCCTAGTACCAGTGTTAAGTTTTCTTGTGCAAAATTAACTCCTTGAGTTTGGTTGCCTACACTCATAAAGTTACGTACAGTTAATTCCTTAATTTTTATCATAGGCTATTATAAATTGCTAAAAGTGTGTTCTTGTCAAATTGGTCGCTTTCAATATTAATGATTTGGCTACTTACAATTTGATCAACGCTTTCAAATGCTTGTATATCAATGTTAGTATTAATCTCAACGTCTTTGCGTTCTGTAATCAAAGTTAGTTCTCGGATATCATAATCAGATACAAACTTTTCTTTGATAAAACTTGCTTCCTCATACGAGATGTCAATATCTAGTGTAACACGTAAATGTTGCTTGGGCAAGATTAACGAGTCCGCTTCATCGATAAGCTGGCTTAATTTAACTGTGCGGAACGTTGGTTGCGCCGGCCAGCTATGGTATTCCGGAGTTCCATCCCATTCTAATATCATCATACCTCGTTCGTCATCCCATGCATCTGCATAGTTGTGCGGAAACGCATTGCCGATGTAAATCATATTTTGGCGTTGCTGTCGCTTGTGAAAATGCCCACTAAATCCTAACTCATAGTTTTGAAAACTATCTAATTGAATCTCTCCGTGGTCCGGCATTTGTACCATAGCGTTCATAAAGAAGCTGGGCAATTCAAAGTGGCCAAAGATATACTTGCCGCCCTTCTTGCCTATGCTTCGCCACTCTTCCCCAACGAGCCAAGGACATAAAGTAACGTCACCAATAGTAGTGGGCTCGTGTACCACAGTTATGCCAGGAATATACTTTCCGAATTCAACTGAGTGGATGTCCCGCTTATCTTTGTAGTAAAGATCATGATTGCCAGGAAAGAAATAAAACTTATCGAAAGCCTGTCCCAGTTTCTCAAGGGCTCTAAGACTATAGTCCATAGTAGTAATATTAAGACTGTTACGATTGTGATGCCAATCGCCCATAAAGATGCCAACATCACATCCCTCCTCTTTTGCTTTGGCAATATACCAATCTACAAAATCTTCACAATCTTGATTATGAGTTGAACTATTAGATTTTAATCCAAAATGTATGTCTGTAAAACATGCTACTTTTTTAAACAAATTACTCACTAGTAGTATCCTCGTTATGTCGTTTAAGAGCGGCCTCGTGTTCGCCTTGTCCCGTGCGTGAATATGACGGATTCATTCCATTCATTTCTAAAATATCGTCACGTATATTTTGATTACGTTTTTCCAGATTAATAACACGAACAAAGCTGTTAGTAACAGCCGCAGTAAAATAGGCAAACGGGTTATCTGATTTACTCTCATCAAACTGCAATCCAATTTGTGTTAACTGTAGAATGGCCTGGCCCTTCATTTCGTCATTGTATGTATAACCTCGAACGTTACCACGAGTTGCATATCGTTCGCATAGTTTAATCATCATGCGGGCTAGGGTGTTGGTAATAGTCCCAGCATCTTTGTCAAAGCGTCCAGTATCTAACGGTCCCTTCCAGTGACTCTTACCCACACAAACTAGTTCTTCAGTTTCATTAAACTTCCAATGTTGGAACGGTGGAAAATTAACTTTGTCCCGGTGATCAGCTAGACTTTTAGGGTTTTTCTTGCGTGTATTATTAAGCGGAATATGATCAAATGTCATGATTCTAAAGACTAAATCGTGCTTGTCAATCTTCTTATAGTCGATTTCGCAGTCAGCTTGTTTGACTTTTTCACCAGCCTTTTTGCGTGTTTGATAGTCCAAATCACCTATTCTTTTGGCTTGATTTCTTTTAGCTTCGGCTATCGTGCGTATGTTTATTTTGTCTGTACTTGGCAAAATAATGTCATATTGATGGTACTTTGGATCGGTAAATGAGCAATATGAACTCTTTGATCTATGTATTTCTAACAACATATCCTTGTTGTTTAGGTAGTTAACTTTAACTGTCATTTAATCATTCTCCGGATGTTGTATTATAAACTATGCACTTAATAAAGTCAAATAAATAGAGTATCAAATGGGGAAATCAATATGGCATCGAGTTTAACGCAATCAATATCTACAGCAACAACAGCAATCAGCGGAATTGGTACTGGTGTCGCTAGTTTGTCAAGATTAGCCAGTGCCGGACTAACAGGCGGAGCAGAAGCGGCAGGAGATATACTAGGTGCAGTTTCTATGTTTAGTGACCTCGGCAATGCCGACGATTGGCGTGTACGATTGAGCCTCCCATATTGGCCTAGTTTTAGAACTAGCCCAGTGTTAGCACCATTAAAAGATGCAGGCGGAATGGTATTTCCCTACACCCCAGAAGTGTCATTTTCGACAGCCGCAAAATATAGTGCAATTCCCACAACGCATAGTAATTATCAATTCCAGGCTTACGAGAACAGTGCTCCTGGGCAGATAACTATAACAGCTCCCATGAACGTTGAGGACTCTACTCAAGCATTATATTGGATCGCGGCATTACATTATTTCCGTAGCATAACAAAAATGTTTGCAGGCTTTGATCCTAAAGCAGGTAACCCTCCTCCTGTAATATTTTTAAACGGTTATGGTAGTTATGTTTTTAAAAACGTTCCCGTAGTAGTAACAAATTTTCAAACATCATTAGGAAAAGACTGTGATTATATCAGCTGTGATCCTAAAGCAAGTACAATGGCAATAGCCGGCGGTTTAGCAGACAGTATCGGAGGCTTGTCGGAAACTTTAGGATTAAGTAGTCTAAGTAGCCTTACAGATGGCTTAGGTAATGTAGGTGGGATATTAGGATCGTTTGGGGTTGGTGGGGGTACTGATGCCGGCAAGGCCTATGTTCCTACAAAGAGTACTTTTACAGTTACATTACAACCAATGTACAGCAGATCAAGTGCTCGTAAATTTAGTCTTGATAGATTTGTGACAGGCGGCTATGTGCAAAACGCATTTGGATACATTTAATTATGGCAACTTATAATAACACTAGTCCTTGGTATACAACACAAATAACTCAAAATTATTTAGACGTGCTTTCGATACGTCCGGTAAGCGCAGAGCCCGATGATGTATTGTATACTATCGGACCTCAATATCAATACAGACCAGACTTACTGGCATTTGACCTATACGGTGATGCAAATCTGTGGTGGGTATTTGTGCAAAGAAATTTAGATGTATTAGAAGATCCTGTTTTTGATTTTTCTATAGGCAAACAAATTTATCTTCCTAAAAACAGCAGTTTGTCAACAGTACTAGGCATATAATATGGCAGCAACAAAGGATCTTGCGGCAGTAGCAACAGGCATTGCGGTAGTTAGTGGTGTAGCATCAGCTCTTGGCGGCCTTGCCAGCTCGTTACAAAGTTTTGGAGCATCTGTTGACAGCTTGTTCACGTCATTAGATGCTGGACTAATTCCTAGTCCCTATAAATTGCCAATGTCAAATTCGTTAAGTCAATATGCATCATACGATTATATTATTAGTATGGCTTGCTTGTCTGCCGACGAATACAATTATCCCGACACTTCTTACATGGCAGGCATATTACCTACCCCGTTTATATTTAGAGGCGCAAGCATAACTCCAAATAACAGAGTAAAACAAACTACAGGTATCCAAGAATACTATTGTTCTGACTTAGTAATAAAAGGACAATACGGATTTGAAAAAGGTACCGGTAATACGAACAGTACTAATTTAGAATTTACAATAATTGAACCATATAGCATGGGGCAGTTTATGCAGGCCATACAAATTGCCGCAAGAAATAAAGGTTATAAAAACTTCAACGAGGCGCCCTATTTGCTTATGATTGAGTTTCGAGGGTCAGATCAATTAGGAGCATTAAAAACAGTTCCGGGAACAAAGAAATTTATTCCTTTTAATTTTAACAACATGAATCTTAAAGTATCGGGGTCTGGAAGTGTTTATCAGTGTACCGGTGTGCCATGCAACGCGGCATCGCAAGCAGACAGTGTTAGATTATTAAAAGCAGATCACACAATAAAAGGTAGAACTGTACAAGAAATATTACAGACTGGTGCTAATAGTTTGCAAGCCGCACTAAATGCTAAAACAAAACAACAGAAAGATGAAAAGCTAGTAAACGTTCCAGACGAATATGTAATACTGTTCCCCACAGATATTTCTTCTAGCGGAGCTAACGGAACAAATTTAGCAAGTTCGGCAACTGCCACTAAGGAAACACCAACAACTGCTACGGTAGACGTAGCCGCTTCATTCACCGATGCAAAACTATTTGGTAAATTAAATATATCAAGAAGTTCGGTCAATAAAACATTAGTACAACCGGACGGCGTGTGTAACGATATTGGCAAAGCAGTATTAAGATTTGACATTTCCAGATCCTTTAATGAAGATGTAAACACGATTGATGCCAACGGAAATAAAATTAAAGCTAATGTAACAGCAGTACCGGTTGGCCTTAACGATTTTACTTTTAAACGTGGATCAGATGTGATCAATGCTATCAATCAAGTTTTATTAAAAAGCGAGATAGCAGTTGCAGCCTTAGATAGACCCCCGAATATAAACGGTATGAGACCATGGTGGCGCATTGATGTGCAAACATATCATATACCAAACAATGCCAACTTGGCTAAAACTGGAACACTACCTAAGTTACACGTTTATCGAGTAGTTCCTTATCAAGTTCATGCTAGTCGTATGTTAGCGCCAAATGCATCAGCACCTGGTATAGAGCAACTTAAAAAACAAGCCGCTAAAGAATATAATTATATCTACACCGGCAAAAATAGCGAAGTACTAAAATTTGACATCGATGTATCTAATACCTTTTATCAAGTATTCCAAGCAGATAATTTTACAACATCGGGAGATGCACCTGTTGAACCTAAAGATAAGCCTAAGTCTGCTCCTGAAGCGCCGGTTGGTGGTAATCCAGTAGTGGATGCTGTTGCCACTGCATCTAAATTTGTTGCATCGGTTTTTTCAACTGATAGTAAAGGCGGTAGTAAAGGTGAGACACAAGCAAGTCGAGTAGCAAGAATGTTTCATGACGCTTTAATCAACGGTATGGACATGATGAATATCAACATGGATATTGCAGGCGACCCGTATTATATTGCCAACAGCGGTGTAGGAAATTATACAGCAACACAAACTAATTTAATTAATGTGACAAAAGATGGAAATGTAAATTATCAAAATGGTGAAGTTGATGTTGTAATTAATTTTAAAACACCCACTGATCTTAATCAATCGACTGGATTGTTTGACATTAATAATGCCAAACTAGTTTCACAATTTAGCGGACTTTATAAATTAACAACTATCACCAGTTCTTTTAAAAACGGAAAGTTTACACAGAATCTTGTAGCCAACAGACGACAAGGACAGGATAGTACTGCACCAGCTAGTGCTAAATCATTCCCGACTGCTAAAACAGTAGTGACTAATACCAGTGATGGATCAACCTCAGAAATGACACCTGCTGAAGCTAGAGCCGCCAGAGACCGCGGAGAAATTGAAGAATAATTATGTCAACAGAAGATATCAATACTGGAACAGAAACACCTGATCTGCCTTCTTGGCCAGTGTTGGCAAAAGTCGTAAGCCACGCGGATCCTGCTACTATGGGAGCCTTAGAAGTTTCTATAGAACGGCCCGGCGCAGGCAATACTGACAGTGCTGTACAGGTTGTACAAGTACAAATGATCAGTCCGTTTTTTGGCAGTACTAGTGAAGAATTTCTTCAAACAGATCCTGACTCTTACAATAATACACGAAAAAGTTATGGCATGTGGTTTATACCACCCGATGTTGGAACTACTGTATTAGTAATTTTCATCAACGGTGATCCGGCAAGAGGATATTGGTACGGTTGCGTCCCCGACCAACATATGAATTTTAGTGTTCCGGGACTAGCCGCAACTACGTTTAATATCCCAGATCCAGACGGCGAACCTTTTACTGACAATCCGGATAGACTACCAGTAGCAGAGTTTAATACAGCAATAACTCCCGCACTAACTAATCCGACACTTAATAAAAAACCAGTGCATCCATTTGCTAAAGTATTAGATGAGCAGGGATTACTAATTGACGATACTCGCGGCATTACCAGTAGTAGTGCTAGAAGAGAAGCGCCAAGCGCAGTGTTCGGTATTAGTACGCCAGGCCCCTTAGATAAAGAAGGGCCAAAGGGTCTTATCGGAAAAGCTGAAAGTAAGGGAAATACGTTTATAAGTCGATTAGGTGGAACAACTTTTGTCATGGATGACGGCGACGACACCTTTCAGCGTAAAACTAAAGCAAGCGAAGGTCCTCCTGAATATGTAAGCGTTGCTGAAGAAACGGGCGTGCCAAATATTCCTCACAACGAGCTTGTGCGTATCCGTACCCGAACCGGCCATCAAATATTATTACACAACAGCGAAGATTTAATTTATATCGGTAATGCCAGAGGAACAAGTTGGATAGAGTTGTCTAGCGATGGTAAAATAGACATTTATGCTGAAGATAGTATAAGTGTGCATACAAAACAAGACATGAATTTTTACGCCAAACGTGATATTAACATGGAAGCCGGCAGAAATTTTAATATTAAAGTTGATAAAGAAATGCACACTGAAGTTCTAGTGGATCATTTATTAATAGTAGGACATGATCAAAAAATACAAATTAAAAATGATACTAGTACAAATGTATTAGGTTCTGTTAGTTATAAAGTTGAAAAAGACTTTTCGATACTAACAACTGATGATATAAATCTTCAATCAAACAATAACACAAACATATTTGCCGACAACAAACTAATTTTAAATTCTCAACAAGGATTTAGTCTGTTCACTAACGGCGGATTAACACTGACTTCTACCGGTACTACAAATATTAAATCTACAGGAAGCATGAATCAAACTTCAGATGGCGAAATTAACTTTAAAGCGGGCCCAAATATTAAAGCAACTGCAGGTAGGATTGACTTTAATTCAGCTACTAATCCTGCAACTCCTGCAACTCCTGCAACTCCTGCTTTACCGTTACCGCAACCGCCTACTGAAAGTGTGCCAAAATCTTTATCAACAGCAAGCGTTCCTGATGAAACGGGTGAAGAGTATACAAAGTCGATTATGCGTAGGATTCCGATGCATGAGCCATGGCCATCACACGAAAATCTAGACCCAACAAAATTCAAACCTGAATTAACTGATAGGGATGCCGACGAAAGGTACGAACAGAATAACACTGACATGATGACACCGCCGGGCAAGTGGAAAAAATATTCTACTAGTTTTGATACTTTCAATCCACCCCCACCGACTTCTGAATAAGGAAAACATATGAGCTCGAGTTCAAATTTGTACAACAAAATTACATTACCAGCCGCACCTCTCACCGGCGCAACAACACCTAAAACTTATAAAGGATTTAGTACAGTTAATACTGACACTGAAAATTTTGCGTTATTTGACTTTGAGTTAATAAAACAAGATATTATAAATCATTTTTATATACGCCAGGGCGAACGATTGATGAATCCTGAATTTGGTTGTGTTATTTGGGATTTATTATACGAACCGTTAACAGATGAAACTAGATTCCTTATTACAGAAAACGTAAGCTCTATTATAAACTATGACCCTAGGGTATCTACAGAACAGGTAATTGTAACCCCATACGAAAGCGGAATACAAATACAATGCACTCTTACGTATCGTGCATACAATATACAACAACAGTTAGAGTTACGGTTTGACCAAACAAACGGCCTGCTAATGGCATAATATACGCACATAATTTTAATCGATAAATATCAATATTAGGACACATCATGAGTGTAACAACTAGACAAAACAGACTATTAGTCGCACAGGACTGGAAAAAAGTATACCAGTCTTTCCGTAATGCGGACTTCCAAAGCTACGACTTTGAAAATCTACGCCGCACTATGATTGATTACATTCGTACTAATTACCCTGAAGATTTTAACGATTACATTGAATCTAGCGAATACCTTGCCCTAATTGATCTTATTGCGTTCCTGGGCCAAAGCATAGCTTTCCGCGTTGACTTAAATGCCCGTGAAAATTTCTTAGAACTAGCAGAGCGTCGCGAAAGTGTCTTACGTTTAGCACGATTAATTAGCTACAATGCCAAGAGAAACATTCCTTCTAAAGGATTATTAAAATTTACTAGTGTATCTACTACAGAAAATGTAATTGATAGCAACGGCAGAAATCTAGCAGGACAAACTATTAATTGGAACGATTCAGCAAACGCCAACTGGTACGATCAATTTATTAAAATAATGAACGCATCGTTCCCATCGACTCAACAATTTGGAAATCCAGCAGATAAAAATACAATTTACGGAATCCCAACAGAACAATATCGTATACAAGGAGCAAATACAAATGTTCCCGTGTATGAATTTACTAAAACAGTTGACGGCAGAACAATGCCTTTTGAAATTACTAGTACAACATTTAGTGAACAAAATTACATATATGAAGAAGCTCCTAAGATAGGAAATCGATTAGCCTGTGTTTATAGAGATGACGGCAAAGGATTAGGCAGTGCCGCTAGCGGATTCTTTTTAAATTTCGTTCAAGGAACATTAAACACTGGATTATTTACAATTACTCAACCTAGTAGCAATCAATCAGTTGATATTGACAGTCCGGGTGTTAATAATTCGGACGTGTGGTTATATCGATTAGACGGCAACAATGCTGAAACTAATTTATGGACTCCGGTTAGTAATTTTGAAGGCAACAACATAATTTATAACAGCACTACTAAAAATATTAGAAATATCTATAGTGTAATAACACGAGCCGGCGATAGATTTAGCCTACAATTTAGCGATGGTACTTTTGGAGATTTACCGTTAGGGGTATTTAGAACTTACTACAGAGTAAGCAACGGGTTACAGTATGCAATTAATGCAAGAGACATTCGAAACGTATCAATTGAAGTTCCTTATTTTTCTTCACAAAATCAACTACAAACTTTAACAATTACATTGTCATTAACTTACACAGTTACTAACGCTGGTGCAACTGAATCAAACGACAGTATTAAGGCAAATGCTCCACAGACTTATTATACACAAAATCGTATGATTACCGGGGAAGATTATAACATCAGTCCGCTGTCTGTAAGCACACAAGTTGCAAAAGTAAAAGCAGTTAATAGAACAAGTAGTGGCATTAGCCGATATTTTGATCTAGCAGATCCTACCGGAAAATACAGCTCGACAAACTTATTTGCCAACGACGGCGTGCTATATACAGAAGAATACACGAGCCAGTACAGATTTAATTATAACAGTAAAACTGATATTGAGGTTGTTATTTACAATCAAATTTTTGATATTCTTAAAAGATCAAACTTGCGTAATTTTTATTATTCTAAATTTATTAATTTTATTACTGCTAGTTTAAACATTGTTTGGAATAATGTAACTACTGATGCTAACGCATCGTCGGGTTATGTCGGCGACGTTGTTGACGGCACAATTTATAAAGTTGGAGAATATACTAGTACAGATTTAAAATATTTAAAAGCCGGAGCATTAATACAGTTTACCGCTCCAACTGGATATTACTTTGACACTAGTAGAGAGAACACACTTGTACAAACGTCAGCGACAACTACTGCCGGTTATATAAAAACTCTATGGGCGGAAGTTGTATCGGTATCCGACGATGGTACCGCCGCCGGCACAGGACGCCTAGCGACAGGATTTGGACCAATAGGATTAAATTGTCCGGTTCCGTCGGGAACTGCTACAAATAAACCAATTATCACTCAGATTGTGCCCAAGTGGAGAACAGTAATTGACACCTCAACAATTACTACTATGATTGATTTAATTGATTCAAATAAACCGTTTGCCTTAAGATATGATGCCACGACACAAATATGGAAAATTGTGTTCGAAGCAAATTTAGATTTAGTTTCTAATTTTAGCACCGCAAAACAAGGCGATGTTACAAGTAAAAATCAAGATGCCAGTTGGCTTCTTTTGTTTAGCACTGATAATGAATACTATACTGTGACTAGTAGAGAACAACGATATGTGTTTGAAAGTGATACACAAGTTAGATTCTTTTTTGATAACACTCGTAAAATCTATGACAGCCGAAGTGATTCTGTAATTAAAGATATTATTAATATTTTAAATGTAAATGCGAATCCGGCAAGTGTTGAAGGGTATCCGTTCACTGTAGACTATCCTTGGGAAGTTGTTTCAGAGTATGCTGGACAAGATGGTTATATTGATAATAAAAAAATAGTAATTACATTTGCTGATTCTGATGACAACGGAGTAGTTGACAACCCAGAATTATTTTTAAATGTAGTTAACCCAGTTTCTACAAATTGGACACGTTATATTTTGCAAGAAAAATATACAATTAGTCAAGGACAAGACGATTACAGATATGTAGAAAATTATAATAATTCTACAGTAAAAATATTAGCTGACGAATCATTAGTCGGCGATAGGAATCAATACACTTTTCCTCAGTATTTTTATTTTGTAAAAACCGGAGTGGTTAAAAAACTAACGGCAGCAAATCAGCCATTAGTTGCTAGTCTTGACTACAAAGTATTTGTAGGTCGAGATAAAATTAAATTTCAATACACTCATAGTGCTGACTACGATTCTAGAATTGATCCCGGAGCATCTAATATAATAGATGTGTTTGTATTAACTAAGGGATATGATACGTTGTTTAGGCAGTGGATAAGTGGTGCCGCCATAAGCAAGCCGTTGCCTCCTAGCAGTGCAGAATTATATGATATCATAGATCCAGGTCTAAGTTTAATTAAATCAATAAGTGATGAAGTAATTTATCACCCAGTAAATTATAAAGTATTGTTCGGAACGATTGCCGAAGATAATCTTCAAGCAAGTTTTAAAGTAATTAAAAATGCAAGTCAAGTGATATCTGATAATGATGTTAAGGTAAAAGTAATTACAGCAATTAATCAATTTTTTAGTTTAGAAAATTGGGACTTTGGAGATACATTTTATTTTACTGAACTATCGACGTATGTTATGAATCAAGCGGCACCTTACATCGCTAATTTTGTTATAGTTCCTCGACAAAACAGTCTAAATTTTGGTAGTCTATTTGAAATTAAATCGTCTAGCGATCAGTTGTTCATCAACGGAGCAACAGTTGACGATATTGAAATTATTACATCTATAACGTCAAGCTCAATTAAAGCAATTACAAATACTAATTCTAACGTAGTTAATACTACACAACAAAATGTAACAAGTTCACCATACGGAGCAACTAATGGCTGATAGTGTAAATCCCACAGGCGGCGATGCAAAAGCTTCTGACTTCCTACCTAAATTCTACCAAACTGATGCTAATAAAAAGTTTTTACAGGCAACCGTAGAACAATTAACACGCCCTGGTACTGTTAAGAAGATTAATGGATTCATTGGTAGAGAAAATGCTAAAGCTACTAATGGCGCTGACATTTTCATTACTGCCCCAACGTTGGACAGACAAAATTATCAATTAGAACCGGGGATGGTTATAACTGATGATTTAGGAAATACTACATTTTTTAAAGACTATGCTGATTATATTAATCAAATAGGAGTATTTGCTGGTAATACTAGTAATCATGCCAGGTTAAACAAACAAGAATTTTATTCTTGGGATCCTCATATTGATTGGGATAAATTTGTTAACTTTCAAAATTACTACTGGTTGCCTTATGGACCTGACACTGTTAAAATTGCAGGGCAACAATTAGCAATTACTAGCGAGTATACTGTTACAGTTGAATCAGTAGGCGGCGATGATCAGTTTATTTTTACTCCACCGGGTCTAATTAGAGATCCTGTAATTAAATTATATAGAGGACAAACCTATACATTTAATGTAACTAGTCCGTCAAATCCCTTCATGATTAAAACATCTAGATCATCTGGGTTATCTCATCCTTATCTTAACAACGAACTAGTATATAAAGATGAAAACGGCAATGTTGTAAATTCGATTGAAAAAGGTACTGTTACATTCACAGTGCCTTACTCTTGCCCCGATGTCCTATTTTACACTAGCACAGCTAACGCTAATCTTGGTGGAGTGTTTGAAATATTATCTATAGATGATAACACATTTATTAATGTTAATCTTGACATCATAGGAAAAAAATCTTATACATTGCCTAACGGTATTAGTCTTACTAACGGAATGAAAATACGATTTATTGGCAATGTTGAACCGGCCTCATATGATCGGGGATCATATTATGTTGAAGGTGTTGGCACTGCAATTGAATTAATAAATGTTTCAATTTTAGAATTATTAAGCACTTATACAACCTCTGAAACTATATTATTTGACAATAGTCCTTTTGATACTTTGCCGTTTAGCGATGCAACCGGTTTTGCCGGAAGTCCTGAGCATATTGTTATTAATAGAGCAAGCAAGGATCGAAATCCTTGGACACGATACAATCGTTGGTTTCATAAAGACGTTATAATTAAAACAGCAGAACTTAATGGAATTCCGGTTGATTTAAATCAAACATCTAGAGCAGTACGACCTATTATCGAATTCAAAGCAAATTTAAGATTATTTAATTTTGGATCAGTTGCGATTGAAGATATTGATCTAGTTGATAGTTATACTACGGATGTGTTCAGCACGATTGAAGGTCAGGTTGGTTATAATATAGATGGGATATCAATATCTCAGGGACAACGAATTTTATTTACAGCAGACACTGATGTGTTAGTAAAGAATAGAATTTATAAAGTAGAATTCATAACTTTAAATGGAAAAAGACAAATTCACTTGTCCCCGGAAGCAGAACCAGAAGCAGGCCAAGGTTGCATTATTAAACAGGGCTTAACGAATCAAGGAAGCACTTATTGGTACACTGGAACTCAGTGGAAGCTAGCTCAGCAAAAAACAAAATTAAATCAAACTCCGTTATTTGATATAGTTAACGAAGAAGGTATTAGTTACGGCGATACTAGTGTTTATGACGGCTCAACGTTTACAGGAACATCAGTGTTTTCTTATAAGGTAGGTACTGGTACAGTAGATTCTACGCTAGGATTTTCATTATCTTATAAAAATATCAATAACATTGGTGATATTGTTTTTAATTTTAATTTACTTACTGATTATTTTGAATATAAAAATAACACGGGTGTAATAGTTAAAACTATTGATGTTGGTTATTTAGAAAAATTAACTCCCTCGGGTACAGTGTATGTTAACGGCTGGCAACAATGCCAGTCAAATACATATCAAGGAGCCATTAGAATTTATAAAAATTCTAATCTAGTGAATAACTTTGACTTGGATATTTTTGATAGTATTACAGAACTAGACGATTTAGTTGTCAAAGTGTATATTAATGGTATTCGATTAGACAACAGTAATTGGTCAGTAGTCGATGGCCCAGTGTACAAAAAAATTGTTCTTAACAGCGATATTAGTTTGACTGATGTATTAACTATAAAAGCATTTGCATCTCAGCCTGTTAACAAACAAGGATTTTATGAAATCCCTGTTAACTTACAAAATAATCCGTTAAACAGCAATATTGCAGATTTTACATTAGGCGAAGTTATTGATCATGTAGGATCAATTGTTGATAACATTTCTGGATTCGCCGGAGACTTTCCAGGCTACAGTAATTTAAGAGACCTTGGAAATATAACACCCTTTGGTACAAAATTTGTACAGCATAGCGGTCCTGCCAGTTTAAGTTTATATCATATCACTAGTGAAAACAATAATATAATCAATGCAATAGAATTTTCAAAAGAAGACTATAATACATTTAAGAAAAATTTTATAACAGTTGCTTCGACTATTGGAATTGATACAGATCAAGCAACGGGTGTAAATCTTATTTTACAAAAAATAAATCAAGATAAGCCAAAAACTAGTCCATATTATTTTAGCGATATGGTTCCTTACACTGCACGTATTAGAAATACGTTATCAGTAGTTGATTATAGAATTAAAACATATCCATTAGTTAATGTGTTCAGCATGGATACATTGTCAACTCGTTCAGTTATTGTATACCTAAACGAAACACAGCTTTTATATAAAAGAGATTATGTTTTTAGTAGCCAGGGTTTTGTAATTATTACAGCAACTATTGCTACAGGCGATACTATTATTATTGATGAGTACGATAACACGAACGGATCTTTTATACCGGCTACTCCTACTAAACTTGGAATATGGCCAAAATACGAACCAAAAATTTATCTTGATACAAGTCTAGTTACTCCTCGACTAATGATCCAAGGTCACGACGGCAGTCAAATACTTGCGTACGGGGACTATAGAGATAATTTAATTTTAGAACTAGAAAGCAGAATTTTTAATAATATTAAAGTAGAATATAATCCGTCGATATTTGACATTTATGATGTTATTCCCGGATACGGTCGAGAAACAGACTACTCATTAGAAGAGTTTAATTCTGTTCTAGCTTCCGATTTTTATAAATGGACTAGTTTAGTTGACCAAGATTTTACTAAACCTTTAAATTACGATAGAACCGATCCTTTTACATTTAATTATAGATTTAATTCTGCGCCCAACGGTCAAGGTTTGCCCGGATACTGGAAAGGAATTTATCGTTGGATGCTAGATACTGACCGCCCAAATTTATGCCCTTGGGAGATGTTAGGGTTTAGTATTGAACCAAGTTGGTGGCAAGAGGTATATGGACCAGCACCGTACACTAGCGAAAATAAAATTCTATGGGAAGACCTTGCTACTGGAACAATTAGAGAACCTAATACACCGGTAAGAATAAATGCAAAATTTGCAAGACCTATTTTAGATAAATGTATTCCTGTTGACGATCAAGGCAATATTCTAAGCCCTGCATTTTCTGGGTTAGCATCTGGAGTTATAACACAAGCAACAGAATCTGATTTTGTATTCGGAGATGTAAGTCCAGTAGAGTCGGCTTGGAGAAGAAGTAGCCATTATCCTTTTAGTGTACTACGTACTATTATGTTATTGCATCCCGCAAAAACATTTGGAACACTCTTAGATCGATCAAGAATAGTAAGAAATATTGCCGGTCAACTAATTTATACTGAAACAGGATTGCGTATATCACCCAGTGATATTATGATTCCTAGCATATATTCTAGCGAAACGCATGTACAAACTTCGGGTATTATTAATTACATAATTGATTATATTTTAAGTGACAATTTAAAATCTTACAATTCTTATGTTTATGATCTAATGAACATTAACGCAAGATTAACCTACAGAATTGGCGCATTTACTAGCAAAGAAAAATTCAATTTATTATTAGATAGTAAAACACCACTAAGCCAAGGTAGTGTTTTTGTGCCACAAGAAGATTACAGTATTATTTTAAATAGCTCTAGTCCTATTAAGAAAATTACCTACAGCGGTGTAATCATTACTAAAACACTAATTGGTACAATCACCGGGTACGAAGTAAAAGGATATAGTAAAACACAACCATATTTTAAATATTATCCAGCTACTGACATTGGGCTAAAGATCAATGTTGGCGGAATTTCAGAAACGTTTAGCACATGGGCCCCTAATTCGAGATTTGCCGCTGGCAAAATTGTAGAATACAATAAAAAGTTTTATAGATCAAAATCTTTACACACTACTACCGATACTTTTACAGTTCAATTTTATGAACTATTAGCAGAGCTTCCGATCATCGGAGGACAAGACGCATATTTAAAATCTGAATGGGATAAAAGTGAAACAGTTATAGTTCCGTACAGCACAAAATTTAGAACTATCCAAGAGGTAGTAGATTTCCTAGTAGGTTACGGTGCGTGGTTAGAAGATCAAGGATTTATATTTGATGATTTTAATACTACGTTATCTCAAGTAACAAACTGGGAAACAAGTGCTAAAGAATTTTTATTCTGGACAACACAAAATTGGTCTTTCGGCCAAGATAAGTGGAACGACTGGATACCGACTGTGGATGTACAGGCAGGTAGTATTGTTAGGTATAACGGCGACTACTACCGAGCATATACTGCTATTCCAGCAACTTCGGTATTTGACAATGAACGATATGCTAGGCTCGACGGGTTGAGTAATCTAGGTAGTAGCGTGATTAGTTTAAGTCCTTCTGCGGCAAAGATAACATTTTCTTTACCGTTAGCAGTTGTTGATGATATTAGAAATACGTTTAATGACTACGAATTTTTTAAAGTTGATGGAACACCGATCCAACCAAATTTCTTGAATTCGTATAGAAATGATAATACTGTTAGTTACATACCGGTCGGTGCAGACGGAGTATACAGTGCTAGTTTTTATCTAGTACAAAAAGAACAAGTAGTAATTTTAAACAATTCTACAATGTTTAACGATACAATTTATAATGTTGAAAGCGGTTATAGACAAGAGCGTATCCGAGTATCGGGTTATGTAAGTGACAGATGGACTGGATCATTTGATGCGCCGGGATTTATTTTTGATCAAGCAATAATCCAAAATTGGGAAGCATGGAAGGATTATTCTCTAGGGGATATCGTTAAGTATAAGGAATTTTATTATAGTTCAAAAACGTCTTTATCCGGGACAAATACGTTTGAAAATATAAGTTGGATAAAATTAGATAAAAAACCAACAGCACAATTATTACCAAACTGGAATTATAAAGCAGGACAGTTTACAGATTTCTATAGTCTTGATAGCGATAACTTTGATAGCAGTCAACAAAAAATGTCTCAACATTTAGTTGGTTATCAGAAACGACAATTCCTTGAAAACATTATACAAGATGATGTTAGTGAATTTAAATTTTATCAAGGAATGATAATTGAAAAAGGAACAAAAAATGTCCTTAACAAATTATTTGATGTCCTTAGCGCAGATAACAAAGACAGCGTGAGTTTTTACGAAGAGTGGGCTGTACGTATGGGACAGTACGGAGCAAGTTCTGCATTTAATAATGTTGAGTTTATATTATCTGAAGGGCTGTTTAAAAACAATCCTCAAGGTTTTGAATTAGTTAACTATGTAGATCCTTCAGTAACTGATTTTATAATTAGACAAACTCCTAACGACGTGTATTTAAAACCAGTAGGATATAAAAATGATTTATGGCCTACATTAGATAGCCAGCATTATTATTTAAGAACTCCTGGACACGTTAGGCTTGATCAAGTTAAAGTAGCATTACCTACAATTGATGATATTGTATCTCAAGATGTAACTACTTTTTTAAATGGTGATTATGTTTGGTGCGGTTTTGAAAATAATACATGGAATGTTTATCGATACACCGACGCCGACCTGATAGTTACAAATGCAACTTATTCATCTAACGATAAAGAAATAACGTTAACAACTAAAAATAATATATCTCTTACTGTCGGAGAATGGATAGGCATTAATCAAACTAGTTCGTTTAATGGATTTTTTAAAATTAAATCAATTATCGGTAATAAAATGATATTGAGTGCATTACTAAGCACAACACCTTCGGGTTCATTTGCTGATCAAAAAACAATTGTAATTTTTGTTTTTAGATCACAAAAAGCAAATTCAATTAACAACGCTGATAATGTTCGACCTATTAATATTGTTTCTGGAGAATTGCTGTGGACCGGCGGCCAAGGAACGTCTTATGACTGGGAAACATGGCAGTATACGCCTGTGTATACTAATAAAGAACTAGTAAACACTGAACCACTATATGATTTAGGAAGAGGAAAACAGATTGTAATTAATAGTGTCGGAACTGTGATGGCAACTACAATTAACAATGGAACAACATTTATTTACGATAGGGCAGGGCTAGTAGCACCGTGGATTCAAAGATCTTCAATTGAGCCGCCTGTGTTAACTGTTGACGGACTAGGTCAGCAGAACGCAGTTTACCTAGGTGACGTTATTGCTATGTCCCCAGACGGTACTTGGTTAGCAACCGGAACACCGTTAGCTAGTTATGTTTCAACAAATCCACAAGTTGGAGATTTATACACCGCAGTTAATACAACTGATTCAGATTACAATTCATCATTAGTAAATCAAGGTGCGATCTCTTTATATAAGAAAGATGCAAGCAACGTTTATACATTTGTAGATTCAATAATAAGCCCAACTCCAGTAGCTAATGAATTATTTGGCTCGAATATTGTGCTCGGCAACGATGTAATGTTTGTAACTGCCGCCGGATATAACACTATTGGTAGAGTATATCAATTAAACTATCAAACTAATGTTATAGCCAGTACAGCATACAGTCCTATCGGTAGCACAGGAACTGTAATAAAAGTATCTAATACCGCTAATATTGAAGTTAATATGAAAATTGTCGGCGTTGGATTTACCAGCGGTCAATATGTAACACAAGTAGTTAATAGTACAACTTTATATATAAGTGTTGCTCCAGATAGCACGCCAGCCGGCATATTAGAATTCACAGCAACCGAATGGCAATATGCTACTACTCGATATCTCGGACATAATAGTTTAACAGCCGGCGCAAAGTTTGGACATTCTATGTCTATTAGTCAGGACAGCAATACACTAGCAGTATCTGCGCCCGGAACTGCGGGATATGTCTTTATCTATAAAAAGAATGGTAATGCATATCCTCAATTTCAATTACTGACCGCTAGTAGCAATGCATTAAATAACAGCGGGTTTGGAACTGCGGTAGCGTTAACAGCTGATGCCAACTATATTGCTATTAGTACGGTATTATATGACGGAGAAAAAATCGATCAGGGACTTGTTGATATTCGTGCATGGAACGGAGAAGTATATGATCCGACCACTCGAAAAGAAATAGTTAATAACAATCCATCAATTGCTGAATTCTTTGGTACAAAATTAAATTTTATGAACGGATCTGAAACGCTAGTTGTTTACAGTCCAAATTCGTTTGTTCGAGATCCAATTGTATTAACAGACAATACAACGTTCGATGACGATACAACACACTTTTTAATTAACAACTCAAATACGGGTCGAATTGACATCTATGATCGTTATGACACATCTTGGGTGTTTAGTGAAAGTTTAAAAACCAATGATGCAGATGCACATTCTGCGTATAGTTCAGGATTTGCGGTCGCCGCAAATCGAGTTATTGTAGGTTCACCTTATCAACTTGATAAGGGAATAATGTCTGGAAAACTTTACGATTGTAGTAAACGAGATGGAACCTTTAGCTGGAAAAAAATACATTCTCAAGGTAAAGCTGTTAATTTAAAAAGAATTAAAAAAGCATTCTTATATAATAAACTAACAAACAATATTGTTTCATACTTAGATGCAATCGATCCGAGTCAAGGGCAGATACCGGGAATTGCCGAACAAGAAATAAAATATAAAACATTTTACGACCCTGCGACATATTCGATAGGAACAACAACTGTGACAGTTGATGACGGTATGGCTTGGTCTAAATCTCAAGTTGGTACATTATGGTGGGATTTACGCACTGCAAAATTTATCGAAAGTCACGATTCTGCAGATGTTGTATATAGAAACAGTACATGGAATACATTGTTTCCTGGTGCAAGTATTGACATATACGAATGGGTTGAGTCTAAATTAAAACCGGCAGAATGGAACACTACAGCTGATACAGAATCAGGACTAGCTAACGGTATTAGCGGAACTACATTATATGACAATACCGTTTATAGCGTTATTAGAAAATACGATGCAGTCGCTAAAACTTTTAAAAATGTTTACTATTACTGGGTAAAAAATAAAAAGACAATACCAAGTTCTTTAAGTAGGAATATGTCTGCTATTAATGTAGCTAAATTAATTGCTAATCCTCGAGGCGATGGTTATAAGTACCTAGCATTAACTAGCTCAAATAGTTTTAGTCTTGCTAACTGCCAACCGTTATTAGAAGACAATAATGTTATATTGTCAGTTGATTATTGGATTTCCGACTCGGCGATAACTCAGAGTAATATTCATAGCCAATGGAAATTAATTTCAAACGATATTAATTCTGAAATCCCAACCAGAATAGAAGATAAGTGGTTTGACAGCTTATGTGGGAAAGATATTGCTGGCCGAGTAGTTCCGGACACTAATCTTCCTGCTAAGTTACGATACGGTATTGAAAATCGACCGCGACAGGGCATGTTTATTAATAGATTTGAGGCATTAAAACAATTTGTTGAGAAAACAAATCAAATATTGATTAACAATCAAATTGCTGATCAAAGAAATTTAACACAGTTAGATAGCTATGATATGTTGCCAAGTAGTATTACTGGAATATATGATACTATTGTAGACACTGACGCAGAACTTAGATTTGCCAATATCGGAAGTTTTAGAAAACCTACATTAACAGTAGGACCTCCGATTGACGGTAAGATTACTTCTGTTAATATTCTTGAAAAAGGTAGCGGGTATTTAATAGCCCCATATATTACAGTAAGCGGCGCAGGCACTGGCGCAATTTTAAGAGCAACTATTAATTCTAGCGGACAGATTAACGGAGTTACAATTGTTGCAGCCGGCGAAGGGTATGATGACAATACATTTTTAAGTGTTAGAAATTATTCAGTTCTTGTACGGAACGATTCGCAAGCCGCCGGAATTTGGAGTATATACGCATATGAACCGTCTACTGAATTATGGTCTCGTACTAACGGACAGTCATACGACACTAGAAAATTCTGGACTTATGCAGATTGGTATTCTACAGGATATAATCAATTTACTGCAATCGATCACTCAGTTGATACATTTGCAGAGCTAGGACAACTTAGTATTAGTATAGGGCAAACCGTTAAAGTTAGAACTACAACTAATTCAACATGGATTCTACTAGAAAAGTATTCTAATAATATTACAATTGATTGGACTACTAGTTATAAAGTAGTAGCAGAACAAAAAGGAACAATCCAACTAAGTTCAGCTCTATATGAATCTGCAAATACAATTTATGGATATGATTCGGCATTATATGATGGCGGAACATTTGATAATAATGCTTCAATTGAGTTAAGAATAATTCTTAACACACTAAAAAATAATATATTTGTTGATAATTTAAAACAAGAATATTTAAACTTGTTTTTTAGCAACGTTCGATATGCGTTTAGTGAACAAACTTATATTGACTGGATTTTTAAAACTAGTTTTGTTAAGGCTCAACATAATGTGGGTAATTTAGATAAACCAGTAACCTACAAAAATGATAATTTAGCTGACTTTGAAAATTATATTGATGAGGTAAAACCATATAGAACTAAGATTAGAGAATATATTAGCTCTTATACAAACCTTGAAAATAGTCAAACATCGACTACTGATTTTGATCTCCCTCCGGTATTAATAGGAAATGCTGTAATTCCTATCACCGGCTCGGTTGTTAACGGCACAATTCAAACTGACAGCTCTGTGATGAATTCATATCCGTGGAAATATTGGTTAGACAACGTTGGATTTAAAATAACACAAATTGTCGTTACGGATAGCGGAAGCGGATATCTAACTCCCCCTGTAATACGAATTACTAGTAGTTCTGGCGCTGGCGCTGTGGCAAGAGGATTTGTTTCAAACGGAAAATTAACAAGAATATCACTAATCTCAAACGGTTCAGGCTATCTTGAAGCTCCGATAATTGTAGTAGACGGCAACACTACAGGAACACTAGCAAAAGCAGTTGCAATTATTGGTCACGGCGTGGTAAGATCAAATCTTATAAAAATTAAATTTGATCGCACAACGAGTCAATATGTTATTACACAACTACAGGAAACAGAAACATTTCCAGCAACTGGTTCACAAAAACAATTTGTCTTAACATGGGCACCTGACGTACGGGTCGGAAAATCAATAGTCGCTATAAAACTTAAAACATTAACTACTAGCACAGAAGTACTACAGGGCGAGTATTCATTAGCTATCACAAAGTCATCTGCTAGTATGTACACTAGATATTATGGTACTTTAACATTTAATACAGCGCCTCCTAAGGATGCAGTTATTACCGTTACGTATATCAAAGATTGGTCATTATTAAATGCCGCTGATAGAATACAGCATTATTACGACCCGGCATCTGGAGAACTAGGTAAAGATTTAGCACAACTAATGGACGGCATAGATTACGGTGGCGTAATTGTTAGTGGTCTAGGTTTTGAATTAGCCAAGGGCTGGGACAGTCTTCCGTACTATAGTGATAAGTGGGATACTTTTGATACTACATTTGATGATTACATTGCTACCGCGGCGACTGATGATCAATATTTGTATACATTACCTTATATTCCAGAACAAGGTACCGGCAAGATAAACATATACCAAGCAAAGCTGTTAGTTGAATCGTATCTGTCAGATGGCGAGCAGTTAAATTATGATTTTAATATTCAAGCTATTAATCCGGTAGTAACTGTTACTACTGAATTAGATATAACTGATGCATCCGCGACGTATGTGCAAACCGGAAGTACCGGAACAACTTTAAAAATATCTGGTTTATCTGGAACAATTGTTTCGGGAATGAGTGTTATAGGCACAGGATTTAATTCGGGGCAAACTGTAGTTACTGTAGTTAATAGTTCTACTTTAATTTTAAGTGCTTCGCCGAACAATCAACCAGTTGGTACTTTATATTTTACAAAGAACATAGCAGGTGTTGATATATTAGAAGTTGAAAATACCGAACTGCTAGTAGCCGGAGATGCTATCACAGTAACTCCCTTTATTGCAGATACTATCGGGTACAATACAAAAATACTTCGAGTACTATCAAGTACTACTGTACAGTTAGATCAAATTTTATTTAAGAATATTACAAATTCTACAGCAACGTTTACTAGAACATTGGGTATATCCACTGACTATGTAATTAACATGAATGGGACAGTAACCTTACTAAATCCAGTTGATGCGGGTAGTTCTATTAATATTTCTTCATTAATTACAGCCCTTGGCTCGTCCGGTGCACTTCGTGTAGACGACGGCACTTACTATACTGACGGGATTACAAAAATCATTGACATCTCTGGATATGTTGATTCAGTTAGCAAAGGTGATCAGATTATTATTCGTAAGTGGACTAGTGATGGTTCAGTTAAACCACAGGATACTGATTATGATACAGCTTTAGAGGGTGGAAACCTAGCATATACTTCTGCTACAGGTTTACTAGCTGATACTATTATAGTAGATGGTGACGGATTTGTAACTCCAACTTCGAGTGGAGCTCCTGAAGAAGTAGTTCCAGGACAAGTAGTGGATACTATGGCTATTAAGGTATTTGATAGACCAAGTAGTGGTAGCGCAGTAATTAAAGTTGACAGCTACTTAGCTGACGGTAATCAACGTAACTTTCAAATATCGCAAACTCCGAATAGCCATCAAGCAGTAATTGTTAAATTTACCAAAGGCCAGCGTACAGGGACTGTGTTAGAATCTGTGTCGTCGATTAAAACTGAAATTGATGATTACATAGTATTATATAATACTAATGAAGTAAGATTTGTTACAGCTCCGCCCGCTGGCGAATTAGTGTCAATATTCAGTGTTGGTTTTAACGGCACGGGCATTTTAGATTTAGATTATTTTATAGGTGATGGCACTACTAACGAATTTATAACAAAGGCGGCTTGGACTGACCCAGTGACATATTTGGTATATGTAAATGGTTCTCCGGTTAATGTGGTACTATTTAAAACAGATACTAGTTATGAGGATATTGATCAAATCGGCATAAGATTTATTAATCCGCCGCTGGCTAATAGTGTTATAAATTATATTATTGTTACAGGCAGCAGACAAACATTTTCAATTACTAAATCTGAAATTATTACTCCTACAGGAACTGATACTTACGATCTTCAAAACATATCAGGTGATTCTTTACCAATAGAATCTAGCATGATAGTTAGAGTTGACAATACTATTTTGTCTGGTCCAAATAATAGCTATTTTAAAATAGGAAGTAACAGATTAAACTACATAATTGACCCTGCAAAGTTTGTACCTTTTAGTGTTGCGGCAACTGACATTGTTGTGCTAGCTGACGGAATCTTATTAACTCCTAGCACTGATTATATTATTGACCTTAGCGGGCTTACAATTAAGATCAATAAGACAACATATAATAAGTATACCGGAAAACAACTAATTGTTAGTATTAGAAAAAATCAAGGATATGTTTATGTTCCATCAATTGGAACTTCTCCTGCACAAATAATATTTGCACAATCATATTCTGCCGGATTAATTGAAGTTACTGCGTTTTATAAACATGATATATTAGATATACAACGTACTGGAATTAACATAACATCCAATTTATCATTAACTCCGGATACGGCAGAATATTATAACTATACTGCGTTAGCCGGTGGCCTCTTAAAATTAGATAGAACAGTAATTGATGACAACTACGTTTGGGTTTTAAAGAATGGTACTTTGTTAACACCTAGTGTTGATTTTAAAGTTAATACTGATCGACAAAGCATAACGTTAGCTACTCCACCATCACTAACAGATGAAATTACGTTAATAACTTTTAGTAGTAATGTGTTAACTTCTGGAATCGCATATATGCAATTTAAGGATATGTTAAACAGAACTCACTTTAAGCGATTAAGTAAAAATAAGCAAACACAATTGACTGTTGAATTAAAGTATACTGATATAACAATCACAGTTGGTGATGCAAGCAATTTTGATATACCTAATCCGCAACAAAATAAACCGGGCATTATCGAAATTCACGGCGAACGAATTGAATACTTTACTAAAGTTGGTAATGTATTAGGTCAAATTCGTCGAGGTACGTTAGGGACGGGCACACCTAGCACACACCCAATAGGATCATATGTACAAGATATTGGGTCTAGTGAAACTATTCCTTACACTGAAACTACCAAAACTGACAGAGTAATCTCAACTGGTACTAACATAATTGATTTAACTTTTGTACCAACCGTTGACGATCTGTCAAT